AGTCTAAGGATTTTAGCCCTCAGCGTTTGGAGTGCGTGTGCTTCTATGTTTTCTTGATGGGGATCGGAAAACGAGCGTTGAGGGCTTTTTTATTATTAACCCTCCCTTTGTTGCATATTTATTTCATAATCACTACCTTTGTCATACAGGTAAAAGTTTTTTCAAATTGTTCAAATGTTTCAGGGTATGAGGAAATCCAGGATAAACACTCCGGGAAGAAGTTATGTGTTCCGTGTTACGGATGTCGTGCGCATTTATGACGAGCACAGCCGCAGCGGCCTTTCGAACCGTGAGATATTCCGCCGTTACATCTGGCCCAAATACCGGATATGCGAACGTACCTTCTACAATATGATCAAGGCCAGCGCGGACGACCGTGTCATCGCCCGGCAGCGCGAGATGCAGATGACACTTTTCTAAAGTCTCTCAACCGCCCTGAACGTGTATTCCTCCACATCCTCCACCACCTCCGCATGATTATGGTTTGTATCGCTGGCTGTACGCCGGAACATGTCAAAGCAGACCTTCCCGTTGTCCCCCTTGAAATCATGCAGGCAGGCGCTGATCTCCTCCAGCAGGCTGAAACGTTCCAGGGACTGCTGCTGGTATCGGCTTCCCTTCCTTGACGAGCCTTTCCAGGGGGTCACGACATGCAGCCTGACTGTAACCGCCGCCTGCTGTACGGCACCCGAGAGCGTCGTCCATTTATACGGCATGAACTCAAGGAACACGGCGGGCATGTCGAAAGGCTCCTCCTCCTCGATGAAGTCGACCTGCTCGTTCCACAGGTCATAGGTCCTGACTGCCGGCACCCCTTGCCTGTCCGGCAGCTGTTCCAGGCGTTCCTGGAGCTGTAAATAGAAAAAACTTCTCATACTTTAATCGTTATCGTTGAACACTTTCTTCAAATTCTCCATGGCTATCTCATCCAGCAGTTTCTCCAGATCCGGATGGCGTCCGATGAACTGACGCCTGGGAATCATGATCCTGCTTCCTGTCTTCTTCAGCGCCATGGCCTTGTAGAACTCCGCATCCCGGGATATCTGCCGGTTTTTCCTGCCGTTCCGTGCCTTCCCGGCCTTTGTCCGGGCTATACGTCCAACGGCCTGCCTGTACTTTATCCAGAAATATCCTTTCATCCTGCGGGTGACGGTGATGCTTCCCCCCTCGTTGTGTATCTTCGCATACGGCACGGACGAGGTGATCTCCACCCCCTTGCCTCCTTCCATTATCCGGGAGCGTATGCTGCGTCTGAGGGTCCCGGACTGTACGAGCAGGCCTCTGGTTTCGTCCGTGCCACCCTTTCGCCTTTTCCATTTCTCGGTGAAGAAGGCCTCGCGCTTGAAATTCATGTCGAACTCCTCCTTCGCCTCCACCCTGATGTCATTCAGCGTAAGGCGGATGAAGCGGTTTATCCGTCCCCGCAGCTCCCTCATGGTCTTTTTGGAACCGTTGTCATCCATTGCCGCCTCCTTTCCCGGCCTGTTTCCGGATGATCCGGCAGGCCCTGCACAGTTCATTCCCGTCCCCCTTGCCGTCGCAGTCCGCACAGTCCTTGCGGGTGTACGGGTTATATGCCGGGAATGTGGTCATCCGTTTCCCCGGATTGAACCGCATCATCTCCTGGTACTTTCCCGATGTGGCCTGCGATCCGAGGTTCATGGCCTCCCTCTCGTCGCTTTCCGGATACTTCCCTTTGCGGACCTGTTCTGTCGTGCAGCGGCATCCGAACCCGTTGGGCGGGAGATACCAGTCCCAGAACCTGCTGGAGAGGGGAAGGGTGATCCCGTCCAGGGGACGGTGGCCCTTGCGGACCCTCTCGTCGCCGGCGGTACGGTACTGCAGGTTGTAATCCTCCCCGTCCTTCTCGAAATCCTTCCATTTCGCGGCCATCAGCGCCGATGACCTGGCAAAGTTCCACTCTGTTTTCAGATAGGCCCCGTTATAGGTGTCGTTGATTGTCTGGACGTCGTTTAAAAACCGTTCAAACGGTTTTAATCCGCCGTCTTCATCGAGCAGGGAGGGAAACGCCTCGTTCAGCTCGTGGAAGGTCTTTATTCCGCTGAAGACATAGTCGGACTCCTTCAGCCTTTGCACGCTCACCTCGTCCAGCGGCACCTCCCTGACGGAAAGGTCCACGGCATTGTCAAGCAGCGCGGCGGTCTTCTTGATGAATTCCCTGACCTCCTCGTCCTCCAGCATCTCCGGGCTGAACCCCTTCTGTCTGTACAGCCATGCCATGAGCGGCAGGAAGGCCTCCTCCACCTGCGAGGTGTCGGCCTGCCGTGTGTCGTTGTCGTCTTTTTCCAGGGCCAGCGTGCTGTTTCCGTACAGCAGCGCGGCCCTCTCATGCAGCCCCGCATAGTCGGCGGGGCCTAGTCGAAAAAAGGTTTTACCAGCTGCTCCTTCCTGTCCTTTCTTGTTATTACGGGAATCTGGTACTTGTTTACGATATATTTGGGGTCCACCTCGTAGTGGTTCATCACCATGGTCTCGTATGCCACCTGCTGCTCGGGCGTGTAGGTCACGCTGTCATCCCAGTCAAAACGGTACCCCTTGACCGGAAACCCGTGTTTTACCATGCGGGGGATCAGCTGCCAGTTCACCAGGTCCTTGATCATGTCGGCATCCTTGTTGATCAGGTTGTCCAGCATGTTCTCGTGAACCTTGGACTGTGAGAGCGACGCCCCGTTGTCCACGGTCATGGTCTGCGTGAGCACCGCCTTGCTTATCTCGCTGTTGCAGCGTTCTATGCGCCTGTCGTACACATTGTACGCGTCCCCCCGTGTGGATTCCTTGATGTCGATGGTCGTCCCTTCCGGGAACAGCCCGTATGACGCGGCCCCCATGTTCCTGAGCAGCCTTTCCAGCCTGTCGAATTCCTTGGGGTCACGGCTGGTGGTCGTTCCGATACGTAAGGGGATGCCGAATATCTCCCCGAACATGTCCCAGAAGCTGGACATGTTCTTTTTCGGGATGGTATGCAGGGCGCATTTGAGGTACAGCCCCAGGTCATGCGTGCCTCCGGCTTCCGTCACCCACCATGACACGGGTCCGTTGCGGTAGTCATACCCCGACTGCCATGTGTCGTTCTCGCTGGTGATGATCACCCCGTGTTCAGGCACGACATGGGTGCGCGGTATCAGGCTGACGCTGCTGAACACCGGCTTGTCCTCCACGGTGATGACGGGTCCCAGCTCGATGAGGGAGTTCCCGTAATATATGCTCTCAAGGCTGAGCCGCATCCACTGCTTGAACCACGGCGTTTCGAACAGCTCCCTGAGATCCTCGTTCTCGGCGCCTGACCTGTCGACGATCCTGAACCCCTTGTTCATGACGAACCCGGTACGCTGTTCCACGCATCCGGCAAGGTGCCCGTCCACATCCACGTCCGTATAGATGTTGTACAGCCGGTTCCGCCTGGGCTGCTCCACATTGATGGCCTGCTGCCATGCGTACCGCCATGACCTCAGGTCGTTGCGCGTGAGGTTCTCCGTCTGCAGCTGGAGGCTGACCGTGATGTCTCGGACCTTTTTCCGGTCCGCCCGGCGCGCAAGGTCCATATTGCCGATGCGCACCCCCTTGTCTCTTCCTTTTCCCATAATTACCAGATATAGTTGTTCCTGATCCCCTCACCTGTGCGGATCGGGTTGTAGTAGTCTTCCTGTCCGTCGGGCCCGGTGACGGTGGGGAGGTCAAGCATCACATCGGAGGCCTGCACCGCCTCCAGCCATTCCACCTGTTTGTCATACTGCGTGCTGTACTTCTCAAGGCTCATGCGGGCCGGCAGGCCCAGCGCCATCCTGTACAGCGCGATATCCGTCAGGCACCCCACCAGCGCCATGTTCCTTTCGTCCCCCTCTCTGGAGAATGCGGCATCCACGTCGTACCGTCCTCTCAAGTACCCGGCGGCAAAATCCATGGCGAACCTTTCGGCAAGCAGGCGGTTCTCCTCCTTGCTCTGCTGCACGATCTTCAGGGCTTCCTCCCCGATATTGATATAGTCCTGTTCCGTTATATACATAATGGTATGTTTTGTTTGATTGTCACCATCCTTCCTTGGGCGCCTGCCTCATTCCGATACGGGGCGGCATGGTATCCTGGCGCACCTGTTTCTGCAGCTTGTATATCGCCCCCTCGTCCGCGTCCGGGGAGTCGTCATGCGCCCGGCTTCCCTGCTCGAAGGAGAGCGTCTGGTCAATGGAGGTCCGCATGTCGGCGTCGTCCTTCAGCCTGATGTTGTACCAGACGAGCCCTCTTTCCCACAAGGGTGATATGGCCTCGATCCGTGCGAACTTGTCGGGTTTCTTGCGCGTGTCCGGCATGATGGGAAGCTGGTATCCCCTTATGTCCCCCTCCCTCTGGAACTCGTCAAGTATGGTGTCCTGCATGAAGTTCGCCTCCATATAGAAGATGGCGGCGCAGTCCTCCGGCAGGGATTCGTACAGGTCATAGAGCCAGCGTACCATCTCGCCTACGCCGCACTGCCGGCAGAACGCGCGTATGCAGTGCAGCTCCCTGTGCGATGCCGTTTTCATCCCCCTTTTGGGCCGCCCCCACATCTTGCACGCCTTGTAGTCGTTCTTTCCGCCGCTCTTCCACGAAGGGTCGACATATACCACGATGCTTTCGTAGTATTTCAGCCTGAGCATCGGCTTGTACCTTATCCATCTTTCCTGGAATACCGCCCCTTCGGTGACGGGGTTGTTCATGTATTCCTTCTGGAAGGAGCGGTATCCCATGAACTCCTCCAGTCCGTGGAGGTATTCCGCCGTGTATCTCTCGGGCCATGACGGGTTCCCGTCCCTGTCGAAAGCGTTGACGGAGCTGGTGTGCACGGTCCTGCTGTCAATGATCTTCTGCAGCACGCTGTTCTTTCCGATCAGGTTGCCCACCATGACAAACCGTCCTCCCTTTCCCCCGAAACATCCGAAGAGCGCCTCCTTGATCCACTTGGTCATCTCGCGCACCCGGGCCTCGCTGCGGCACATCTCGTCATCGTCAAGGTCATCCACCACTATGTAGTCGGGACGCATCTCCCGGAAACGAAGGCCTCGCGGCGACTGTCCCCGTCCCCGGCTGAAAAAGGCACACCGGTCCTTTGTCACGAACTCCCCTTCCTGCCAGCATCCGGCGTTGTACTGTTCGCCGAAATCCTCGATGATGTACCGGTTGGACTGCAGCTCCATCTGCAGGTCCCCCAGAAGGGCGTCCGCATTGTCCTCGCTTTTTCCGACCAGCACCATCACATGCAGCTTGCCGTTGAATTTCAGCCACAGGGGTATGCCGATATCCAGATGCACGCTCTTGGCATGGCCGCGCGGCCATTTGAACACGGCGCGGCAGTTGTCGTTATTGTACATATACCGGGCCGCATCGTTATGGAACCCGGCATTGGGACATTCGCAGTAGTGTTTGAGGTAACGCTGGCAGAAATAGCCGTAATCCCTGAGCGCCCGCGCGATGTTGCGTTTCCTCTCCTGGGGGGATTCCATACGGTCCTCCGATGTGATCCTGGCCAGCCGTTCGCTCTGCTGCAGCCAGCGTTTGTACGCGTCCTTCCTTTCCTGTTCCGTCATGGCTTCTTTGTGAAAAAGGGGGTTAGAAAATCATCATGCAGGCCGTGGAGCATCGCCACGACCTTGTCGGGGAGCTCCGGATAATCCTTCCGGTGTTCCATCAGCCAGTCCTCGAACCGGATGAAGGCCTCCACATAATGCACCACATTGGTGCTCCTGTCCATCTTCTCGATGGTGGCGGCCAGCTTGACCAGGTCGTCGGCTATCTTCTTTTTTTTCAGATACTCGTCAGGGTCCTCGATGGCATCATTGATGATGGAGAGGATCTTCTGCGTGACCTCCTCGCGTGTCATTCCGTAACAGGCCTTCAGCTCCCTCCATCCTTCCTGGCTGATCCACCTGCTGAGCGTCTGGCGGGCGATCCCCGTCATCTCGATGATCCTTTCCTGCGGGATTCCCTTGAGGTACAAAGCCTTGGCGGTATCTTTCGACTTATGTCCGGTTCTTGCCATAATGAATTGTTTTTTCTGCAAATATGCACCGCGGAACGTCCCGGAGTCAAGAAAATGCGCGGGCGTTGCACACAATGATGAAAGTGTTGCACACTTTTTTTGAACGCCTTCCCTCCGGATGTAAGTTTGCGGCAAAATCAGACGGAAATGGGCAAAAGAATAAGAATAAGCAACGAAACGCTGAACTGTTACGGAACATGGGTAAGGACGGACGGGGTGGACCTGTCCCAGTACGAGCGGAACCCGGTATTGCTGTGGATGCACGAGAGAGGGTGCGTCATCGGAATGGTGAAGGATATCAGAAGGGAGAACGGCGAGATTACCGGAGAGCCCTGGTTTGACGATGTCCGGGAGGAGAGCAGGATGGCCAGGCAGCAATGGGAGAAAGGCACGCTGCGCATGGGATCGCCCAATTTCGACATACTCGAACTCTCCGAAGATCCGGCGCTCCTGAAACCCGGGCAGACCTGCCCCACAGTGACCAGGTCCAAACTGGTGGAGTACAGCATGGTGGATATCGGGGGCAATGATGACAATATCAGCCTGATTTATGAAGGGAAACCGTTGAAACTCAGCAAGGGGGACGGCTCGCACAGTCTTCCCCTCCTGAAAAAAAACAATAACCAAAAAACTACACCTGAAATGAACAATGAAGAAATGAAAGCAGTCGCCCTGATGCTGGGCCTCACGGATGCCGCGACACTGACAGACGTGCAGAAAAAGATCAATCTCCTGCTGGAGTACCAGAAAGCGAACGGAGTGCTGCAGGCCGAGAAGGAGAAGCTGGAGAAAGAGCTTGACGGACTCAGGCTCTCGGGTATAACCGCCCTTGTGGATTCCGCCATCGGGGAGGGAAAGATCAGCGCCGACAGGAAGGATCATTTCATCTCCCTGGGAAAATCGGTCGGTGCGGAGTCCCTCAAACTGACCTTCGAGGCGATGAACCCCGCCCTGCGCCCTTCCGTCATACTGGCCGGAAAATCCGGAGGGCCCGCACATGCGGGAGGCTACGAGAAATGGACGGATGTGCCGGAGGAGGAGCTCAAGCTGATGCGTTCCGATGACCCGCAGCAGTACAGACGCCTGTACAAGAAGCAGTTCGGAGTGGATTGCCCTGAATTTAATTAACTAAA